TCCCCTATGCCTACGCCAAAAAAACTGTCAAGGCCGTTTATACGCCTTGACGCCACACCACAGCATATGCATGGTCGGGGAGAATGATCGTCGAGGCTGCATGAAAAATCCGTTTGAAATCCACAACATACAGCATTTGTCGCCGTCCACATGCAATACTTTCATCGGCAGTCCGGCGACTTTTGTCATGGAAAAAATACTAAAGATGCGGGGCCGCGTTGGGTGCGCCGCCTTCCGGGGGACGGCCACCGAGGCGGGTGTCGTCCACGGCCTTTTGACGGAGGCGTCAGACGATGAATGCATCAAGGTCGCAAACGAAGAGTTTTATAAACTTTCTGCTCTCTCCCAAGACCCGTCCAAAGCCAAGGAGCAGGCGTCTGTTCCAGATATGGTGCGCGTCGCTCTTGCAGAGCTTAGAGGTTATGGGCGCCCCACTTCCACGCAGGGGAAGATCGAGTATAGATTTGACGGGCTCCTCGTGCCGTTCATTGGTTACTATGACGTTGCGTGGGAAAACCATAAAATTATCGTAGACCTGAAGACAACACATGCCATACCGTCGAAGATCAAAACAAATCACGCCCGTCAAGTTGCTTTATACACTGCGGCGAAGGGTAAAGACTACGACCCTCGCATTGCTTACGTCAGCACAAAAAGATCCGCCGTCTACAGGCTTGAAGACGTAGATCAGCATGTTGCCGTCTTGGGAAAAATAGGACTTGCAATTCAAAAATTCATATCCATGAGTGATGATCCGTTGGAGCTTGCTTCGTTCGTCGTCCCCGATGTCGACAGCTTCTACTTCAATGATCCGCTGACGAGACAGGCAGCCTTTGAGATTTGGGGCGTCTAGCCCCACCGAGCTTCGCCCGCAATGGGCAAGAGCAAGCAGCAAGCTAGATTGTTGCAAACAGGAGAAGACATATGGGTCTTGGCATCAATTACGAAACCAACAGCGCCGATTTCCTCCCGATCATCAAATACGATGCGCGTGCGGGCCGTCTGTCGCGGGTTGATCGCGTTAACGGCGAAAGCATTGCGACTGACGTCACGAAGACTTTTCGCGCTGTGTTTGATCTTGAAAATCTCGAAACCGGTTGGATCGATTTTGAGAGCGGTGCGCCGCAGTATGTGTTGACCATTCTTGGCTCGGGGCCGAAGCCGGAGCAGCCCGGCGAAACGTATCGTGAAGGCGTCCGCTGCATTGTGAAGTTGGGCAAGGATATTGGCGGCGACGTTCGCGAGATTAGCTCGACGGCGAAGGCGTTTTTGCGCGGCTTTGACAAGCTGCACGATGACTATAAGGCCGGAGCCGCAGAAAACCCCGGCAAGTTGCCGGTTGTTGAGTTGAGCGACACCGCGCCTCACACTACGGGTGAGGGGGCCCGTAAGTCGACGAACTACGTGCCTGTTTTCAGGATCGTCAGTTGGGTTTCTCGTCCTGCTGATCTTGTTTACAAGGCGCGTAGTTCGTCGGCAAAATCCGCTGAGGCGAAGTTGCCTCCGTCGACGGGCTCCACAAAAGTATCCGCTCCGTCCGGCTCCGAAGAGCTTGGGTGGTAATGTAAAAAACACAGGGGCGGCAATGCCGCTCCTGTTATGCGTCAGGAAATTAACATGCGTTTTTTGGTAATCATGAATATGCCGTCCTACACAGGCAATGCCGTCCACCAGATGCATGTTGATCACAAGGCGTCAAACAGCCTTGAGGATTTTGTCGACGCCCTCAGCAATAATGACTTTGTGGTTGTTGAGGAGTTTTACAAAGACCGTCCTGATATGGACTATTACAGCGTAGGCGATATCGCCATCAATCACAGATACGTTGGCAAAGTAAAAGTCTTCAATAAGCAGGAAAATGGGGAAAGATATCATGCACCACAAAGAAACGCTCCTTACCGCCGCCAGAATTATTGACGAGCGCCAGCAGCAATATGGCTCGCCGGACGCCTGTTTCTACAAGGCGGTGGCTATCGCCAATGCTGTTATTGGCGGCGAGCGCAAATACACAGAGCGAGAGTTTGCCATGCTTCTGGTTTGCCTGAAGTTGGCTCGCATGCAGGAAAACAATGGCCTTGAAGACAACTACTTTGACGCCATCAATTACCTTGCGTTTGCCGGTCAGTTTGCATCTGAGAGCAATGATGTTAAGGTAAGGCTCCCAAAAACAAAGCCGTCAATTAATATCGACCATCTTGAGGCGGAAATCTCACGGTAAAAACATGGGGGCCGCGCGTGTCGCGGCCCTTTTATGGAGGGCGTATGAAGAGTATCATCATGAAAATAGAGAAGGGGGCGTTCTACATGATTATAGCATTTTGTCTTACCCTTGCTCTCGCTGCCTGCGTCGAGAAGATTAACGCAGACACAAATGGCTACTACACGAGAAGTGCCGTCACCGGCAAGCGCACGGAATGCGTGAAGGTTGACGAGTATTACGTCAAGTGCGGAGACCGGAAGTGAGTGAAACCGCCGAAGAAGAAAATATCCGCCTGCACGGCGTGATAAAGATACTTGAAGAGCAGATTGATCAAGAGCGCCGCGCTTACATTGATGAGACGAGGCGCCTTAACAACGAGCTTCATAGGCTCAATACAGTTCTGATGCGCATCAAGCACAGCGCGTCAGATTTTTCTGAAGTCATGTCAGCTATACGTGAATATGAGCAATATTGGGGTGCGTGATGAGCGAAGAAAAAAAGGAACTGATCATAAAATTGTGGAATGAAGGCAAGACCGGCGGCGAGATTGCTGAGGTGCTTGGGGCCACAAGGAACTCCATACTTGGTTTTGTTCACCGCCTCAGGGCCAAGGGCCACGAACTGAAGGAACGCGAGGGAAGGGTAACCATAAGGAAAGAAGCCAAAAAGCCGGTTAAAAATGACGAATTTTGCGTAAAGATAAACACAGACGATGTGGTTTCCAGATACTTTAGGCAGCCCAAAAGGGGCAAAACGCTTATGTTTCTGGATCACAATTCTTGTCGCTTCATTACGTCATATGACGAAGAAAACGTGGCTATATATTGCGGTGAGAGAGTAGATAAAACATCCTACTGCAAGCACCACGCAAGCCTGTGCTACCAGCCGCCCAAGAAGCCAAACCTTTACAGGGTTCCGGTCTAGAATGACGATACTGAGTATATTCCCCCGCCCAATTTATTTGTCCAAGATTGGGCGGGAGTTTACGCGAAGAGAGAAGGTTCTTGTTGAGGTCGACTCCGAAGACCTCGTTGCAAATGTTGGAAATATGATAAGCAGGGATAGCTACATCCTTGACAGGCCGCTTATGAAGACAATTAAAAGCGAGCTTGAAAATCACTTATCAATTTTTTTTAACGACGTGTATAGACCAAAAGGCGATGTCAGTATTTACATAACGCAGTCGTGGATAAACTACACGTATCCCGGCCAAAGCCATCACGCGCATTCTCACGAGAACAGTTTCCTCTCAGGCGTTCTTTACATAAACGCAGAGACGGGCATCGATAACATAACCTTTGTTTTGAAGAACAATGGGTTTATCAAAATCAACCCATCAGAGCAGAATGAATACAACTCCAACGTGTTTAATTTCCCCGTTGGCGCTGGCGACATTATAATTTTTCCATCAGACATAACGCATCAAGTTGGCAACACTCCAGCAGACAGGGGCATTACGCGCGTGAGCCTCGCGTTCAATTCCTTCATTTGCGGCGACATAGGCGACGAGATGCAGAAGACAGCGTTGCGCCTAGTAAGGGCCTGACGCCATTATCCTGTATGTCAAGGCGCCAAGTTTTACGGAATAAATTATTATCCCGACCACAAGAAACACCCTTGCTATAAATAGTAATTTTTCAAAATCATTAGGATGCATCATCATTATGTTTTTATACAATACAATGCGGCGTAGTTCTTGGGGCGAGTTTCTGTGTCTCCGGTTGTTGATGTGTCAACCGTAATGCCGGTATTCGCTGAGGTAGTGCTTGACGAAGCCCCGGCAGTTATGGCGTTGCCGCTGAATGGCGTTCCTTGGCCCGAGTTATAAAAAGGCACGGAGTGAACGTGCCCCGGGTCCGTAATCGTGTGCGTGTGGTTTAAATACGCGTCCGCTTCATAGCTGCCAACAGTTCTTGGCGACGGGTTTAGGCCCGCTCCAGAGCCTCTCAGAAACGACCCGCGAAGATCGGGCAGGTTAAAGGTCGTTGTGCCATTGCCCGATCCCCACGTAGTGCCGATTGCGAGATAAAGCGCGGAGTAGGTTGACCTTGATATGGCGGAGCCGTCGCATGAAAGAAAGCCTGTCGGGGCCGACGTTCCCGCGTAAGGTATTAGCGTTCCCGGCTGGACAAAAGAAGCAGCGTAGCCGACATTGGTTCCGTCGCTGTAAACAAAGACTGTGCTTCCGCGAGGCGGCAAAATGCTTGTTCCGCCGCCGCCAGATGCAAGCGTGAGATACTTGATAACGGCGGTCGAGGCGTCGGACGTGCTGTTGGTTACGATCCAAAACCCACCTACGCCGCTGGGGATGGAGATGGTAATGTCGTTGGATAGCGTGCCGTTAAATATCAGACGCATGCACTGATATTCTGTGTCCGCAAGCGTATAGTTAGAGGTATTGGAAACAGTTGTGGTGTTTCCAAAAGATTTATCAATAATGCCAAAGTTTGCATTAAGGGGAACGTCCCAGCTTGTGGAATTATATGTCGGCTGATTAAGGGACTTATTGGCGGTAGACATTTTTAAATGCTCCCCTTTGCAATTTCCAGCGCCTTGACGACGTGCTCATCAGGAGCCTTAAGGATATCTTTGGTGCTTGCGTTATTTTTGTTCTTTGCGCGGTCAACGGCGCTGATTAGCATGTCCGCCGTCATACCGGGAGCCCTGCCGCCAGTTGCCCGACCCTCACGCTCCCTCGCCATTTCGCCGAGCGGCAAAAGGGTGCGCATAGAAGGCTCGCGGTAAACGCGGGGCACATTGCGCGGGGGAAGGTTCGCGGCAGCCTCAGCGGCAAGCTGCGAGCCCTCCATCGCCTTGCGGCGGGAATACATGCCGGCGCCAAGGAGGATGGCTGGACGCAGCTGCTCGGGGACCATTCTGGACAAAATGCCCGTCGCCATTTCGGCTACGATGGGCGCCGAAAACCACGCAGCTTGCTGGATTGCCCCGAGGCGCTCCGGCGTTAGTTCATTTGGCTTGCGGGCAATCGTCCTCATAACATCAGCGTATCGAGCCAGAGCAGCCCTCTCCGCGTCGTTAAGGACAGCCCGGGAGAAAGAGGCCGCGTTGCCACGCAGGAAGCCGTCGATCTGTTTTGCGGTATCCGCAAAGTGAGCAGGCGTCGCCTTCTCTCCTGCACCAAGAACCGGCGTCATCATCTGGCTGATGAACGAGCTCCTGATGTCCTGAAGCTCTGGCGCATTCGGCCCAACAGCGCGTCGGATCTGGTTGAAAACTTTCAAGGCGTTCGCCTTCGCCGTGACGTCGCCGCTGCCGGCGAAGTTAAACATCATGCGGGCGACATCGTCAGAGCTTCTGTTGCGCTCCAGGATGTCGCGCATCAGGTTGCCGGCATCTTCGCCGGTTTTCTTCACGCCGTATTTATTCTGGTAGTCAGAAAATAGTTTGCGAGCCTTGCGCCAGTCATCCACGACATTTGGCGCCCCGGAGAAAGATCCGTCGAGCAGCTTACCTTCGACGTAGCGGTCGTAATCCTCGATCAGTCGGCGGATGCCGGCCTTTTCTGTAGATGTCTTCGCCCTCTCAAGCGCCGTGTTCAGCCCCTTGCGGGCGCCCTCAACGGCCTGAAAGTTTTGCCAAAGTATTTTTGCGCCGCCCGGGCCTTCAATTGCCTGCCCAAGACTTTTGTTTAATTGCTCAGCCGCGCTCTGCACGAAGGGCTCGTGGTAGAGGTGCTGAGCCTTAACGTCGGCGGCGAGGTTCTGCATGAGGCGATCCCCGACGTTGGTGATTGCCTCTTTGGAAAACTTGCCAGGGGCCTGCTCTGCTACCTTGTAGGCGGCTTGATACTTGGCCTTCATGGCCGCAGCGTTCGCCTGACCGCGCGCGACGGCGGCGTCAATCGCTTCCCTGACGCCTACGGGCGCACGCCCCGTTGCCTCCTCGGCAAATTGCTCTGCGGCCCCCTTGGCCTGCCCCGCGATGGTTTCGTATTCCCCATGCTTGATCTCATGCGTAAGCTGCTCAGGGTCTTCCGTCACCATGCCGCGCTTTGGCTCAATGCCAAATTCGCGGAATGGCGCCTCGCGGGCAGCTTCAGGCGTCAGGCCGCGCTGCTCGAAGGTCTGGCGCAGTTGAGGCCCAAGCTGCGCGATCTGCTCCGCAGTGAGGCCAGCTTCTGCCGCAATCCTGACCGCCTCAGGCGTTAGGGCCCCAGACGCGTCGACGACCGGCTTGCCGCCAAAAGCCAGCCGCAGCAATCCAGACATTGCGCGCTCGGCAATAGGCGCCCCAACGCCTCCCGCCACAACGCCCATCAGCCCCTCTTTGAGGGCGTCCGACCACTGGTTCTTCTCTGCCGCCCCAGATGCGAAACCAAGGGCCCCGCCTGTCAGGGCCCCCGATATTGCTGGCCCTGCTTCAGGCGCAATAACAGGTAAAGTAGCCATGCCAGCGCCAAGACCGGCAGCAGTGCCAAGAGCGCCCGCGACAGGAGCCTCTTCCCGCGCCTTGCGGCCAAGACCAACGACTTCTTCCCGTGTTTGGGCGAACGGCTGTTCCGCAAATCGCTCATAGCCAGACACTCCCAGCTTCCCAAGGCCCTTGGCCCCGGCTGCAACGAGAGAAGGAAACACGCCCGGAGCAAGTGTTTCGCCATAGCCCGTGGCCCCGGCAAGAAGCGGGGCCGGCACGGATGGCTTGGTCATCTTCTCGTAAGCCTCGCGCGCCTGCTCGTCGTCTCGCGACACAGGCTGCGCGGCGGCTTGCGGGGCCGGGGTAAGTTCTTTTGGACGTCTTGGCGGCATGGGCGCCGTGACGGGAGCCTCTTCAGCCGCAGGAGCCTCCTGAAACGGCTGCCAACCCATCATTTGCCGCAGCAATTCCCGGTTGTAGAGGGGGTTGGCGCTGTAGTCTTCTTTCTCGGCCATATTAACCCCCGAAGTAGCGAGATACGCCGATGATGCCGCCGTGCTTTTTGTCCCTGAAATACTGCTCAATGTGCTCAGCATCCACGGTCCCCGACAGCATCGCCTTGAATGCCTCCGGGTCCTCCCACATCACCTTCATGATCGCCTCCTGCTCCTTGCGGTATTTGAGCGGAGTATTCACGCGCTTGAAGTCGACGCCAGCGCGGCTGTAGAGACCGCCGGCAGCTTGCCCGTAAGCGTCTGCGTGATCGCGCTGGTCCAGTTTCATCTGATTATTCACCATATTGGACGCGGCGTTGAAAACAGACGCTTTTGGCGGCTGATCAAGATTTGGCTGCGCCTCAACAAGCCTCGCGAGGCTTCCAAGAGCGGTTTGTTGAGCCGCCTCAACGCCGCGCTGGCCGGCAAGCGTATTGAGCTTCCCAAGCAAGGCGGCATTTGTGTCTGAGTTTCCGAAGTAGTTTTCGCCGTATCCAAGGCCGCGAGCGACGGTGTTGCCGTAGTTTACGACCATTGCGCGCGTGGAGCCGCCCGCGCCGGGTGTATTCATCCCGGTTGCGTGCGCCACTTCCGAGATAATGCCGCCGACATCATTGATGAGGAGCTTTTGCGCCTGCGCGCCCTCGGCGGCTTTATCGACCTGGTCTCGGTAAGCCTGACTGCGCTGGCGCGCGGCTTCTTCGCCCGGCGTGCCAATAATCCCGAACTCAGTGCGGGCGGCAGACTTGCTGCGGTCGTCGTATCCAACGCCAGCGGGAGCCTGAACAGCCGCCGCATCTGGCCGGAGGGGGCGAATTGGAGGCGTCTTGCC